CAGCCATGTAGAGGAAGTTGCTCCTGCCGGCAGTAGCATGTCTTGGATCTTAGAAGACGGTGATGGAACAGAGGTTTCAGTCGGCAATAATAATGAAATCAAATTTGCTGAAGGTGGTGGAGTTAATATTAACTGGACGGACACTAGCGATGGCTCTGATTCTGATCCTTTTGATCTAACTTTTACTATTGACCCAACAGACGCGACGGCCGTCGATATAGCTGCCGGCGATCTTGTGTTGATTGCAGACGCATCAGACAGCAGCAACTTAAAAAAAGCTGCAGTTGGGTACGCGTGGGATGGATCTAATTTCTATATTGATGGCAAGCTGGGAGTAGGGGTTGAAAGCCCTACATATGCTTTAGATATACCAAATAATAGTGGCGTTGCCGGTATAGCCAGGGCCACTGCTTTTGTTACATATTCTTCAAGAAGACTCAAGAAGAATGTTGCTCAAATAGAGGCACCTTTAGATATTGTAAAAAACTTGCGTGGAGTAACATTTAATTGGAAAGATACCAACAAAAAAGAGATAGGGCTGATAGCAGAAGAGGTGAACAAAGTGCTACCAGAAATAGTGGCGTACCAAAACGGATCACCTGCAGCCCTTGATTATCCAAAACTTGTAGCGCTTTTAATAGAGTGTGTAAAAGAGTTACAAGAAAGAATTAATTTATTAGAAAAAAAGTCTGACGTATCTATATGAAATTAAAAACATAAAAAAAAATAAAAGTTTTTATGTATCTTTTGAGAAGGTCTTTTGCAGACCAGCCCACTACTTACGACTGGATGGTACCCGTGCGTCTTCGATGCACAGGGTCTCATTTAACAAGTAAAACATAATACATATGGAGGGTTTTATTTATGGCTAGTCCAGCAACTTTTTCAACATACGGACAGTATATTGACTTAGAAAATTATACGGGTTCACCCCCGGAAACTAGTGGTTCAATCGTTTTATCCGGTTCGGCCGCTTCTGAACGACTTTTCACAAATGTCGGTTTCACCGTAACTGGTTCGGTGATTTCTACAGCCGGCTTTTATGGAGATGTTAACAACCAAGTTCCTCTAGGATCTACTTCTCTTTCTTTTAGTGACTTATTCTTAGGAGACGGTGGTGTCATTAACTTCAACAACGGTAATGCTACTTTAACACACAGCAACGCGCTCTTGACTTCAAACGTCGAGGTTAGAGCCGCTAAGTTATCTATTGACAGCGCTAATGATTATATTGATATTGACTCTTCTAATCTTAAAGTAGTCGCAGCTGCCGATATCGTCTTAGATCCAGGCGGTAGTGACGTTAAGGTTGACGGTAACGTCGTTCCTAACGCCGATGATGGCGGTACACTTGGTAGTGCTAACCTCAATTGGTCTGATGCATATTTCGCTGATGCAGCAGTAATTAACTTTGGTGATGATCAAGAAGTTACTTTAACTCACGTCCACGACACCGGACTTCTTTTGAGTGACGATTCTGGAATCGGCACCACGCAACTTCAATTTGGTGATTCTGGTACATATATTCATCAAGCAGCCGATGGCGAACTCGACATTGTTTCTGACGGAAACATTGACCTTGCTGTAGGCGCTGCAGGTGTTATTGTCCGCGGTACTACTCCGAAGCTCACCATCGGTGATGCAGGCGCCGAAGACACTTTCTTGGTCTTCGACGGTAACGCACAAGATTATCGTATTGGTCTCGACGACGGTACAGATAAGCTTGAAATTGGTGTTGGCGCCACTCACGGTACTACTACGGCAATAACAATCGACGCCAATCAACACGTTACAACGACCTGGTTTACGGCTTCTTACGCTCAGATTGATATCCTTGATGTTAACGAGATTAACAGCACTGTTCGTACTGAGACGACCTTAGAAGTTGAGGACAAGCTTATTGTCGTTGCTTCTGGATCCGCCGCGGCCGGCACTGCAGATGCTGGCCTCCAATTTGGTGGAACTAGTGGAAGCGATACTGTTGCTTCTATTCTTTATGATCACGGAAACACCGGTCTAGACTTCAATATTGCTGGATCCAGCGAAGTCCTTTTGACTGCCGATGCTATGTCTCCTGCAGCTAATGATGGAAATGCACTCGGTACAACTTCTTTAAAGTGGTCTGATCTTTTCTTAGCTTCTGGCGCCGTCATCAACTTTGATAACGGTAATATGACGCTAACACATGCAGCTAACGAAGTTCAAGTTAGTGGTGGCGACTTGGTTATAGAAGGCACCAACAAGATTGGTTTCGGCGGCGCACCAAGCACTGACTACATTCAAAAAGATACTGATATCAAAGTAGTTGCTGCTGGAGATATTGTCTTAGATCCAGCCGGTAACAACGTCCTTCCTGGTAGTGACAGTGCTGACAGTCTTGGCGCCTCTGGTACTGCTTGGGCAAACCTTTTTGTTGATGCCATCGACCTTAATGGTCAGGGTGATATCAGCATGGGTGGAACTGGTCGTATCGACCTTGATGCCGATGATGATACGTCGATTCGCGCCTCTGCTGACGATGTTATTACATTTGAGTGCGGTGGTACAGATAGAATCTCTATTAGTGCCGCAGCAATGGCGCCATCAACTGATGATGGCATGACGCTTGGTATGGCTAACTACAATTGGTCAGATCTTTACCTCGCTGATGGAGCCAAAGCCTACTTTGGTGATGACCAAGAAGTTCACTTAACTCACGTTCACAATCGTGGACTGCTTCTTTCGGGATCTGGTGGGCTAGGACAGCAGTTACAGTTTAGTGACGATGGTACGTATATTTACCAGAGCGCTCCTAACAATCTTGATGTTGTTTCTGATAGTGCAATCAACCTTTTGGCTACCGGTAGTGTCAATGTGACTGTTGGCTCGACGGGAATGCTTATCAAAGGTACTACTCCAAAACTCACCATCGGTGACGCTGGAGCAGAAGATACGTTCCTCGTATTTGACGGTAACGCTCAAGACTATCGTATTGGTCTTGATGATGGTACTGACAAACTTGAATTCGGTGTTGGTGCAACTCACGGTACTACAACCGCAATGACAATTGATGCAAGTCAGCAAGTTGCTGTTGTGGCCACTACAGCTGCTAGTAGCACCTCAACTGGTGCTTTGACTGTCGCAGGTGGTGCTTCTGTTGCTGGTGATATATGGCTAGGCGATGATTTTGTATTAGATTCTGATGCAGCCGTTGTTTCATTCGGTGATGACCAAGAAGTTACATTAACTCACGTCCATGATACTGGTCTCTTGCTCAACAGTAACATGCAATTGCAATTCAGAGATTCAAACTCGTACATCTACTCCAATGCTGCAAATGATCTTGAAATTGTTGCAACCGACATTACGCTCGATGCAGCGACTTTGATTGACCTCCAGTCTGATGCAATCTCTCTAGGAGAGGCTGGCAATAATGACGTTGTATTAACATTTAATGGTGATAGCAATAGTGGCGTTCTTACATGGTATGAAGATGAAGATATGTTCCAATTCAACGATGATGTTTTTATGCAATCCGATGAAAAACTTGGCTTCCGCGATTCGACCATTTATATACAATCTTCTACGGCTGGACAACTTGACGTTGTTGGTCCTACGATTGCAATGTCTGGAAGTGCGCAGGTTTCGGCCACTACGCCACACTTCCTCGTTGAAGACGTTATCTCCGAAAAGCCAGTGTTAGAAATCAAGTGTAACAATCCAGATGCGAATGCTTCTACTCTTAAGCTTCACATGACGGGTGCAACACCGGCTGACAACGACCATCTTGGTACTGTATTGTTCCAAGGCGGCAACGACGTCGGACAGGCTGTTGAGTACGCTCGAATTCGAGGTATTTCTGAAGACGTTACAGACGGCACAGAAGACGGTAGTATAATCTTTACTGCTATGATCGATGGTACAGCGCGCGATGTTGTTACCATGGGAGATGGAGCAGGTATTACGCTTCCGAACGACAGCACCTACGGTACTGTTAAAGGACACTCTTTCGTGACTTACTCGGATGAAACCCTTAAGACCAACATTCAACCAGTACAAAATGCTCTTGATAAGGTTAAAAGCCTTCAAGGCGTTACTTATGACTGGAAGAGTGACGGATCTAGTGATATTGGTTTCATCGCTCAGGAAGTCGAAAAGATCGTACCTCAGATTGTTAAGTCTAATGGGAAAGAAGGCAGCTACGGGATGAACTATTCGCGCGTAACAGCACTTCTCGTCGAAGGTATTAAAGAACAGCAAGCTCAAATTGAGAAATTGAAAAGTGCTCTTGCTAGCATTAACAAAAAATAAGTTGTTCTGATTTATAAAAGAAAGACCGGCCCTTCGGGGTCGGTCTTTTCTATTTAATTTAGAGAGGTAGTCAAGTTGTCATCTTCAAAACAAAAAAATAGAGATTCAATATTGGAAGTAATCAAAGGATCAGTTTCAAATTTTTCTATAAAAGGTAACGTTTATTATGTTGGGGAAAAAGTGTTTGTTGTAAACTCTGTTGTACAGTGGTTGGTTGATAAACTAGACGCCGGCGATTTTGAAAAAGAAAACGCAGATTTTTATGTGGATGCTATTAACAAATACATACGAAATGAGGTAAACTTACGTTGGGATGAAGACAATTTGGTGATAGAAGGAAAATGAAAGAAAAAGATTGGGATTATATAGTAAAACTTGAGAAAGCTATAAAGCAAAAATATGGTGATCTAGCTATACAAAATCCAGCTAGCTTTTGGGACGAAGAGAAAGAGAAGAAATACATTGAGCAATTAAAGACATTGTATAAAAAAGAAAACACCTATGAAAGACAATCTGAAAAGGTTGAAATCAATGGCATTTTAATTTCCAAAAAACTACTTAATAGAGAAACAAATAGAAAATGTCCCGAATGTGAAAAATATTCTTTTAAATCTAAAGACGATGTTTATATGACAAAATTTAATTGTTGTTATGAATGTTATCTGAAGTATGTAGAAGTATCTAAGTATTATGAACGCGCGGACTTAAAACCTCGATTGGGAGAAAATAAATGTCAAAAGTAACTTTGGAAATCATACAAGGACTAGCTCAAGCCGCGGCAAATAGTTATGACGGTGCCTTAGATGATAAGGGTGAGCCAATAAAAATTGGGCTACGTCGAGAAGTCGATAATCCAACAGTGCAAAGCAGAACAATGGATGGCTTTAAAGTCGGAATTTCTGGCGACAAGTGCATAATTTCATATCAAGCGGATATTAAATTAAAAGAAGTGTACGGAGGCAAATTTCAAAACGAAATGGAAGAAACTATGTCTAAAGTAGTTTCACATCTCAAGAAAGAATACAAAAAAATTACTGGTAAAGCTCTTTCTTTGACTCCCGAAGTTGAATGCGACATACTTGTACAGTCTACATCTAGAGTGCGTGTTTTTGTTACCTGTAAGAAAGTTTATAAACTTGGTGGATTGGAAGATATCGCTGATAGCGAAAGACCAAATGAAGAAAGGTTTGAAGGGGCTTTTAAAAAGTTTGTAGAACTAGGAGGATGGGGTAAGCGGCCGCCGAATAAAAATCAAAAAGGCGACTAGCAATGAGCTACAATCTATCTAGAGAAGAAATTGTTAAAGAAATTGTAAAATGCGGAAAAGATCCGCACTATTTCATAAACGCGTATGCCAAAATATCTCACCCACTACACGGACTAATTGCTTTTAATACTTATGAGTTTCAAAAAGACCTTATAAGTGATTTTAATGACCATCGTTTCAATGTTGTTTTAAAAGCTCGACAGCTGGGAATCTCAACGATTACAGCTGCTTACGTTGCTTGGATGATGATGTTTCGAAGAGACAAGAACGTACTTGTCATTGCGACAAAATTTGGAACTGCCGCCAACTTGGTCAAAAAAGTAAAATCAATACACAGGCACCTGCCAGAATGGATGAAAATTGCTAAAATTATTATTGACAATAGAACTTCTTTCGAACTTTCCAATGGTTCTCAAATCAAGGCTTCTTCTACATCATCTGACGCCGGCCGTTCCGAAGCGTTGTCTTTACTTGTTATAGACGAGGCCGCTCACGTTGAGGGGCTTGATGATCTTTGGACTGGCTTGTATCCTACACTATCTACAGGTGGTCGATGCATCGCTCTGTCTACTCCTAATGGTGTTGGTAATTGGTTCCATCAAATATGCATCGATGCTCTGGCCGAGAAAAATGATTTTAAAATTATGACACTTCCTTGGGATGTGCATCCGGATCGTGACCAAGAGTGGTTTGAAAAAGAGACTAAAAACATGTCCCGCAGACAGATCGCTCAGGAGCTAGAATGCAACTTTAACATGTCGGGAGAAACGGTATTTCATCCGGAGGATATGACTGGTATAAAAATTCAATTAAGAGATCCAAAATATAGAACGGGGTTTGATAGGAATTTTTGGATCTGGGAAGAACATTCGCCAGAATTTACTTACATGCTCTCAGCCGACGTCGCCCGGGGCGATGGGAATGATTATTCAGCTTTCCATATTTTTAAAATAGAGACAATGGAATGCATCGCTGAGTATCAGGGCAAGGCCACACCAGACATATTTGCTAATCTTGTACAAAATGCAGGAAAAGAATATGGCAATTGTATGGTTGTCGTGGAAAACAACTCAGTCGGGTTCGCAGTGTTAGAGAAGTTAAGAGATATGGGGTATCCAAATATTTTTTATTCTTACAAGTCTTCTCACGAGTATGTTGACCCTGTTATGGCAGAAACTACAAACAGCGCAGTCGCTGGATTCACTACTTCTCAAAAAACTCGACCATTAGTGATTGCGAAAATGGAAGAATTCATTAGAAATAAACTAATTACCGTATATTCACAAAGATTATTTAGTGAAATGGAGACATTTGTGTGGCACAACGGCAAGCCGCAAGCTATGAAAAAGTATAATGACGACTTGATTATGTCTTGTGCAATTGGATGTTGGGTTAAAGATATCGCGTATACGGTCAACCAAAGAGATTTAAAATATAAAAAAGCTTTTTTAACTTCCATGCAAAAAACTGATAAAATGTTAAATACCTCGATACCAGGAATGACTGGTTATAGAAATAGAAAAAGCCAAAAAGATCTCGAAGAGGGAAGAAAAAAATATGAAGAATTCACTTGGCTATTAAAAGGTTGATATAAAATATGGCAGATAGAAGAAAAAACCCAAAAAATGCAGATAGCTCGCTCTTTAGACAGCTAACACGATTGTTCTCCGGACCTATAGTAAACTATAAAAAACAAGTTCCTCGCCAGTTAAAGCGAAGGCAACTGGATCATTTTAAATTTAGATCCGCCGGCGGCCAAAACTTTAAAAAGTCTGGATATAATCCATACGACCAGCTTCAGGCAAGATTTTTTGCCAATCAAAATAGAGCAGACAGATACGTCGATTTTGATCAAATGGAGTATACGCCAGAAATTGCCTCTGCGCTGGATATCTACGCAGATGAGATGACAACCGCGACGGCATTACGGCCGATGATGGACATTAAGTGCAATAATGAAGAAATCAAAGCGGTATTGGAAAACTTATATAACAATGTTTTGAATGTGCAATTTAATCTTTTTGGCTGGTGCCGAACGATGTGCAAATATGGAGACTATTTTCTTTATTTAGACATTGATCAATCAGAAGGTATTAAACATGCAGTGGGTTTACCTCCAAGTGAACTAGAAAGACTGGAGGGCGAAGACAAAACGAATCCAAACTATGTACAATACCAGTGGAACGCCGGCGGCATAACATTTGAGAACTGGCAAGTTGCGCACTTTCGTATTTTGGGTAATGATAAATATTCACCATATGGTACATCTGTTTTGGAGCCAGCCCGAAGAATTTGGCGCCAACTAACTCTTTTAGAAGACGCGATGATGGCGTATAGGATCGTGAGATCCCCAGAAAGAAGAGTGTTTTATATTGATGTGGGCAATATTTCTCCAGAAGACGTAGAGCAATATGTTCAGAGAGTCATGACACAGATGAAAAGAAATCAAGTTGTTGACGTCGACACCGGACGTGTAGACTTACGCTACAATCCTATGAGCGTGGAGGAAGATTATTATATTCCAGTTCGAGGAGGCTCTTCCTCAAGAGTTGAGAGTCTTCCTGGAGGTACTTATACTGGAGATATCGATGATGTAAAATATCTAAGAGATAAGCTTTTTAGTGCTTTAAAAGTGCCCGCTTCTTATTTATCCCGTGGAGAAGACGCCGCAGAAGATCAGACAACTTTGGCTCAAAAAGACATTCGTTTTGCTAGAACAATTCAGCGTCTACAAAGAGTTGTGACAGCGGAGTTAGAAAAAATAGGAGTAATTCATTTATTTACTTTGGGTTATAGAAGTTCTGATTTGTTATCGTTCAGGCTGTTGCTTAATAATCCATCTAAAATTGCTGAGTTGCAAGAATTAGAACACTGGAGGACAAAGTTTGACGTCGCAGCTGCGGCAACTGAAGGGTTCTTCAGCAGACATTGGATTGCCGATAACATTTTTGGACTTTCAGAAGAAGCACTACAGAAAATGCAAAGAGAAATGTTCTCTGACAGAAAATTTGAAGCTTCTTTAGAAAAAGCCATTGAAGAAATTGCTGCTGCAGGGCCTGCAGGTATGCCCGGAGGAGACGCCGGCGCCGGAGGCGGAGGACTCCCGGGAATGGGAGGACCAGAAGCCGCTATGGGCGGACCCCCGGGGGGCGAGATACCACCAGACGCCGGCTTACCCGGAGGCGCGCCACCTCCCGAAGGAGGGGCAGAAGAAGAAGGAATGTTGTTAGCAACCCCTCCAGGTGAAGAAGGAGCCGCTCCTGCTGGCGAAGCTCCTCCCGCCGAAGCGGGAGCAGCTGCAGCGCCGGCAAAGAGAGACGACGGCAGTTATTTAACTCCTGGTGCTAAAGGAAAACGATATCGTCCAAAAAAACTAGAGCCTGGAGGCAATCGCCACTTACAAGGAAGGAGAAAAGTGCAGATGATATCGCAAGCACTTTCTGGTTATAAACCTTTAAAATCTCTTTCTTATGGAATTACAGAAAATTTAGACTCTACTTATAGTGTAGAGGAAGAAAAAATAATTCAGAACACAGCAGAAGTCAAACAACTTATTGAAAGATTGGAGTCAAAAAAAGATGAAGTTTAAGCACAATAAAAAAAGAAACACAGCTTTTTTGTTTGAGTGTTTGGTAAGAGAACTTACAAAAGCTACTTTAAATGAAGATAATGAAAGAGAGGACGAGGTTCTTGTTTTGATTAAAGAATTCTTTTCTAAAGGAACTGTGTTGCATCAAGAATTGAATTTGTACAAGTCGTTAAAGCCTGATTCAGACATTGGGCTTGGGATTGCGGAGAAGTTATTATACGAAGTAAAAATAGATTACAGCAATTTAGATAAGAAAAAAGTATTTTCTGCGCAAAGCTCTTTAATAAAGAAGATAAATAAAAATTTCTCAAAAAATATATTTTCTAATTTCGTTCCAAACTATAAAAGTCTTGCTACAATATATCAAATATTAAATCCTGGTAGACTTAACGCAAAATCAAGAATTATTTTGGAAGAACAATTTTTAAAAGAAATGACCTCAAAACAAACATTAACCGAAAATAAAGTGCAAAAACTAGACAACTTCACTGTAAAGACATTTATTAATAAATTCAACAATGAATATTCTGGCAAGCTTTTAAAAGAACAAAAAGAACTGATTGGAAGATTTATTACATCTTTTCAAGATAATGGTTTGGAAATGAAAATTTACATCAACGAAGAACTTGGAAGGATTAAATCCGTTTTAAACGAGATGGTAAAAGATAAAAAACTTGATCCGACAGTTATGATGAAAACCAAGAAGGTACTCGGCCTTTTCGAAAGCTTCAAAGA